CCGCCGCCGAGGGAGCCACGGGCGAGGACGTCCATGACGATGCCCTCCGTGGTGAAGTCATCCGTGTAGTTGAACGGCTGGCAGCCGTTGACCTCCTGGATGAAGCCCTGGTTGGGGGTGCAGTCGACGAAGGAGTCGCGCTGGACAACCCACACAAGCTCCTTGACGGGGTGATTGAAGTTGAGCTGGATCTTGTTGCTGGAGGAGGTGATCGACTCCGCACCGGTGTACTGGAGCTGCTCGATGAGGTACTCGTGGGTCTGCTGGGCAAAGCGGCGGCGCTCCTCGGTGTCGAGGTAGATGTAGTCAATGTAGAGGGAGGCGGCCGTGAGGGACTGGATGGAGGTCGCAGGGGCAGACTGACCATTGGCAACCTCGTAGTAGGTGCAGTTGATCCACTGCTCGAACTCGACGTTGATGCGCACCTCGTGGTACTGGAGGGCGATCAGGGGGATCGCGAGGCCGGGGTTACGGCAGAACCAGAACTGGAGGGGGATGTAGAGGGTCTTGGCCGGGGTACCCGCACGAGGAGCGCAGGAGTTGGTGAGCTCGGAACCGGCGCAGGAGGCATCGAGCGCATAGCCCTTCTTGTCCTTCATGAGGACGAGGTCGTGGGTGTTGCCGATCATGTCGTCGAGGGCAGCGATGGTACCCGCATCCTGGGAGAGCTGGGTCCAGATCTGCATCCAGTCACCGTACTGGCGATCGATGCGCTGACCGCCAATCTCGAGCTCGACGACCTTGATGAGGCGGTGGCCGATGTAGTTGAGCCAACGGAAGCGGCTGAGCTGGGTGGAGGTGCCGCTGAGGTCGACGGCGGGGAGGACGACCTGGACGTAGGTGCGGTACATCAGATCCGCATTGCGGTTGATGACGGCAGTGACGCGCTTGTTAAAGTCCGCCTGGCCGTTGAAGGTGACCTCGATGGACTCCATGGCGAAGTTGGTGTGGCGCTTGTAGAGGACCTTCCAGAAGGTGATCTGGGGGTTTCCGGAGATATAGATGTCCTGCGCACCGTAGCTGACAAGCTGAAGAAGACCGCCACCCATGTTTAGTTGTGCTCTCTGGCAAGAAAAAATCTCACGCGGATTCGGGCGCACCGGTTTAGAGTCACTCCACGAGAACCCGTCAATGAATAGCGACGAGGTCCTTGCAACCTGTGCGGCAACTGCACTTGCGATTTGCGCACTGTGCGTGGGGATCCATGCCTGGAGAAGTTCAAAGTGGCCCCGTACGACAGGCGGACTCAAACAGTCGACATCGGATACAGACTTGACGTTGGTTCTCGAAAACAGCATCCCGTCATCGTCGTCCCAGAGTCGTCGGTTGACTCCGCCCGACGATCCTTCTCACCTCTAAGATAAATGCAACGTCTAGGATTTCTCGGAACCATTGGAAAACGGGTTGCGGCCGCTGCCGTCCCGTCTCCTCCTCCGCCTCCTGCCGCCCCTCAGGTCATCGAGATCCCTATGGTTGCGCTCACCCCATCTCCCACGGAGCCTTTTTTATCCGGCAGCGAGTCTGTGGAGCCTGTCCCGCAGTCTATATCGCCCAGTGAACAGGCGGCCCCTGAACCCGTCCCTGAACCTGTCCCTGAACCCGTTCCTGAACCTGTCGTCGAGCCTACTCCAGAATCATCCGAGGCGTAATGTGCATCGCTTCGAGCTCCTGCATCCAGAGTTTCATCGCATACGGGATCGTCTTCTGGATAAACTCCGTCTTGTTGCCACAGGTGCCACAGGAGTAGATTCCCTCGTCCTCATTGACAACCGCCAGAGTTCCACACGTCTTGCAGATGCCCGTCGGGAAGGGATCGGACACATCCATCAGACGCTCCTTGGTAAACGCAGCCGCACCGTACGAGAGCATACAATCGCGCTCCATCTCTCCCACGCGGAGGCCTCCATCGCGTGACCGTCCCTCACACGGCTGACGGGTCAGGCTCACAATCGGGCCCCGCGCACGGCTGTGCTTCTTGTCAATCACCATGTGCTTCAGCCGCTGATAGAAGGTTGGGCCCATGAAGATCTCTGCCTCCATCTGCTCTCCCGTCTGTCCATTGTAGAGGATCTCGTTCCCGTACGGATGGTAGCCCAGATCGATCATGTGTTTCCGGAGGTCGGACACTTTGAGGTGATCGTAGGGCGTCCCATCACCCAATGTCCCTCGCTGGACACCAATCTTCCCAAAGATGCACTCCATCAGCTGGGCAATCGTCATGCGGGACGGGACTGCGTGAGGGTTCATAATCAGGTCGGGACGAAGCCCTGCGCCCGTGAAGGGCATGTCCTGCTCATCCAGCAGCATCCCAACGGTTCCCTTCTGGCCGTGGCGCGAGGAGAACTTGTCGCCAATCTGTGGGATACGCTCCGAGACCACGCGCACCTTGATGAACGGATAGCCGTCTGAGTTCTTGTCCTGCCAGACTCCATCAATCCGACACGGCTCGGAATTCTTATGGGTTGTTGACGCATCCCGATAGGCATACCCTGCTGTGTCATTCCGCAAATGCACCACCTTCCCGATGACGACATCGTTCTCCTGAAGGGTGGCATTCACCAACGGAATCCCGTTCTCACCGATGGCCGCATAGGAGCTGTTCTTGTACTTGCGGGTCAGGTGCTTCACCGGCTTCATGAACTTCTCCTCCCGGCCCGACGTCACGTTCCGATGCTCCTCGTCCTTGTACATGGTATAGTAGAGACCGCGGAAGAGACCGCGATTCACTGCAGAGCGATTCATGATGATCGAGTCCTCCTGGTTGTAGCCGCCATAACAGGCGATGGCGACGATGGCATTCATCCCGTAGGGCATCTCGTGCATCTTGAGGATGTTCATGGGCCGCGTCTCGACGAGTGGGCGGGTCAGACTCAGAAGCAGGTAGCCGTTCTTGTCCAAGCGCTTCGCATAGTTCCCCGCATACACGCACATGGATTGCTTTCCCATCGCCGACTGGTAGGTATTGCGGGGCGACTGGTTATGGTCCGAGAGCGGGATGCTACTGGCCATGTGGCCGACAATGAGACTGGGATGGATTTCGTAATGGGTGTGCTGCGATGTCACCGCATCCTTGCTGTACGCAATCCGCAGCGTCTCCGTCTCGGAGGCGTCAATGTACTCCACACACGACTTCATCCAGGTGGTCCAATCGGCACCCGGGGCCGGAGCCTCTGCCCCGACACGGAAGACGGGACGCACCAACCGCCCTGCATCCGTCTCGATGATGATCGTATTCAGGAGCGTGTACCAGGCGATCGAGATGTGGGGATGAAGGCGGAACGTCTGTTTGGCCGTTCGAAGCTTCTGGACAATCGACACCGGATCGGACGTGTACCCAAGGATCACACCGTTCAATGTGACGGCAGTTCCCTCGTAGACGCGGGGTGTCGTAATCCAGGTGAGCGTGGCGTCCTCCTGCAGGAAATGCAACACCGTCGCACTCGGAACATGCTGGGAGATGCTGGTGAGGAGACTCATGTTCTTCACGATTCCAACCGAATGGCCCTCGGGCGTCTCCACCGGGCAGACAAAGCCCCACGAGGTTCCATGCAGCTTCCTCGGAGCGAGGAGCTTTCCCGACTTCTCGACCGGAGTCTGGATGCGGCGGAGGTGGCTTAACGTGCTGGTGTACGACATCCGCGCCAGAACCTGAGACACTCCGACCTTGGTCGCATTGCTGAGACTCGTGCTACTGCTCGTGCCAAGACCTTGGACCGTGAAGTTGCCTGTCGCAAGAGCCTGTTTCAGTTTGCCCTCAATCGTACTCAACTTCAGAATTTTGTAGAGATTGTTAATGTTCAGGATGTCCATCGGACGAGGGCCATCTTCGCCCTTTTTCCATGCATCGTTGTTGACCTCCTGCACGAATTCGTTGCGCGTGTCGTTGCAGACCTTCTGGAAGAGCTGCCGGAAGAGATGGGTCAGAAGCGCCCCTGCGGTCACGACACGCTTGTTCGGGTAGGCGTCGCGGTCGTCGAGCGCAATCTGCCCTTGGTCGGTCAACAGAAGGCGACGGATCATACTCGCCGTCAGGAGCGTCTTCCGGGCATTCAGAACTCCGGGAGCGGCGGTTTCACCTGCAAAGCGCACATGGGGGAGATATTCGCTTCCAAGCAGCTGTCGGACGTATGCGTGTTTGTCCTCCTGGTTGGTTCCGTACTGAAGATTGAGAGCCAGGTAGGCAATCGCCTCCTCCTGAGAGAAGACTCCAAGTTCGGCGCACTCGCGGAAACTGGCTCCGAGAAGCTCGACGTGAGGGTCTTCGAGGCGCCCCCAGACCAGGGTTGCAATTGCAGCGTCTGTGGTAACGCCCAGGGCCCGGAAGAACACCATGACCGGAATGTCCTCGCGAAAGCGAGGCACACAGGCCACCAGCGGATACCCAAATCCATTGAACTTGGAGGACAAACGGATTTCGAGCTTCTTCGGCGGCATCGTGAAGGATTCGTGGAGCGACTTTAGCTCGACACTGTAGGAGTGCTTGGAGCTCGTCTTCTTGGACTGGAAGACCATGATTCGATTGTCGGCCACCTTTTCCTGGCACAAGATGGTCCGCTCGGATCCGTGGATGATAAAGTAGCCCAGGGGATCGTGGCCACACTCTCCGAGCTGCTCGAGGGACAGTGGATAGTCCTTGAGGAGACAGAGGCTGCTGCCAAGCAACACAGGGAGCTTCCCCAGAGAGATGCCCTCAAAGACGCGAGACTCCTCATCGTAGGTGGCGTAGGTGTCTCCCTTGTATGTCCGGGCCGTAAACCGCACGTCCGCATACATCTGGGCCGCATAGGTGAAGTTGCGGACACGCGCCTCCATCGGGAGCATCGGCTTGACACGGCCCGTGGCTTCCTGGATGCGTGGCTTCATGTAGGTGACCTTTTCGAACGAGAGACGAAACTCGTACTTGTACTTCTTGAGCGTGGGATCCTGTTCATGCCAGACCGTGATGGGAGGAGTCGACTGGATAATCAGGGGGAGCTTGTTGCGAACGAAATCTTCGTACGAATCCACCTGATGATCCACCAGACGGCGAACCCCGTTTGCAAAGTAAGACTTGACAGCGGCCCACTCCATGGTGTTCCTATGCTGGAGTTGACGTGTAAACCGCGTTCATCCGTTTTCATGTCAACCGTC